AATATTTTTATAAAAAAGGATTGACATTATATAATAAATAGTGTATTATATAATCATAGCAAGGGAAAAACAAATTACAGGAGGTAAAAATAATGTCAATCGGAAGAGTAACAAAAACATGTCCTATATGTGGTAAGGAATATGAAATAACAAAAAAATGTTATAACAGCAGAGAAGCACAAAATTGGGAAGAATACATGAACGGAATAGAAAATAGTATGTGCCCGGAATGTTACAAGGAAAGCAAGAAAAACGAACTGTTAAAAAACGTTGAGAAATACAATCTGCCTGAATTAACAGGATCTGAAAAACAAATCGCATGGGCGGAAGACATCAGGGCAAAACTGGTATCTAAGGTATCCAAGCCGACAGAAAAGTTATTGGAGCTTGTAAGTGATAAAACAGCAGCTAAATGGTGGATTGATAACAGGGATATACAGACTGTTAGAGAATTTGCTATTGCACTTGTTAAATAAACTTGTATAGCCATCATAATGGTTGTATAATAAGCAAAACGCCATCATAGCAATGATGCAAATGGAGGATATAATATGAAGTATTTTATTGATTATCATACTGGAGTAACAGAAGAAATCGAAGGCACTTTAGAAGATGCATTTGCTGCCGCAGAGGAAGGCATGGCTTATACTCAAGAAAATGTGACTATTGAAAGCGAAAATAGCACTGAAAAATATATCTCGCATTGGTACGGAGTAGTCCCGGAAGAAGACGATATGGTCCTTATGCAATTTGGAGATTACGGTTTTTATTGTGCGTGGGAAGAATTGAGATAATTATGGGTGGTAAAAGAATCGAGCTGAATAAAACTTATGGAGATTTGTATGTTAAATCTCTCGGAACACGGTCATACAAAACTTACATCTGTGTATGTAACAAATGTGGCAGCCAGCTTGAATTATCGGGGCAGAGTATTTACAAAAATCAGAATAATGGAGGTTGCCGCCATTGCCGAAAAACCGCTCGTAATAAAACAAAACTGCTGGATTCTCGGAAATATATAGGGCAAACTTTTAACTCGCTGAAGATTATAGATACAGCGATACATCATTATAATGGTTATAATCAGATATTTGCTCAATGTCAATGTTTAAAATGTGGCTGCGAATCTGAAATATTACTGTATAGAGTAATAAATGGAATTGTAAAAGAATGTAAACATTGTAGCCATCAAAATTTGGAATTGGGAAAAAATATAATAAAAGCCGCATCTAAAGAAGGAACTAATATTTTAGATTTATCACGCAAAAATATAAATAAAAATAATACTACCGGATATACAGGAGTATCATATATCCCCTCAATTAAACAATACCGATCTTACATAACATTTAAACGTAAACAATATCATTTGGGGTGTTTTGCTAACATTGAAGAGGCTGTTGCCGCCCGAAAAGAAGCAGAACAAAATATCCATGGACAATTCTTAATTTGGTATGCACAAACCTATCCTAAACAATGGGAGGAGATGAATAGATATATAAAATCCCCCATCACACCGAAGTGATCAGGGGGATAATTTAAAAAGCGGTTCGAAGCCAAAAACAACGTAGTGGTTAAGTTACGTTATCTTACCGCTTTTTTTCATGTGATTTTACATACCTATTTGGGTAAATATGTACCCTATAACTATACCTACTATAGCCGTAGCCGCATAACCTACTACCTTGCGCCACATCTCACCGTCTCTTGATTCAAGGCGGTCTATCTGCTCGGAGTGATATCGCTGTACCTGCGCCATCTGCTCCACGCTTGCCGCCAAGCGCTCAACCGATGCAGCCAGCCCGTGGATTTCCTTTACGGTTTCCTCCACTTCGCTTATACGGTGATGTATGCGCTTATGCTCATCATCCATTCTGCGCATGAACTCTTCATGTTCCGCTCTTGTGATTGGTGTATCCATAATTCCCTCCTACTTTATGTAAATTTTACTCTTTCCTCTGCCGCATATCCATCTGTATTTGCCGTAACGTATCCATTTGCCGTCTTTGGATGTCTGCAAACATTTGATTCTGCTTCCCTTTTTCAGCTTTCCTACAATCCTGTATCTTAAGCTTGCGCCGGTTCGTACATTCATCATTTCCCGTAATGTATACGTTTTTCCCACGGTATAATATTTACCGGGTTTCGGCGTAGGAAGTTTGACAATCCATATCTTAGGCAGCAGACCTTTCATTGTATCTTCATAGCAATGCCAACCGTCATTGTGTCTTCCGCCGCTGTCCTTGGTGTAAAAATAGTGCTTACCGTTTTTAACCTTGTAAGCCGTAAATGCTACATAATGACCGCCGCTTGTCCATGTTACGCCGCCTCTGCGACCTGCTTTAAACAGCAGCACGCCGCCTCTATTACCTTTGTTTAACTCTTTCCATGCTGCTGACATATCTGATGCGATATTCGGTGTAACTACGTCAAATCCATAGTGTTTCAGAGTTTTTGTAATTCCGTCCCATAATGTGCCGTGACCTCTTGTAGCGAATCCCTGACTCACCATGTACTTTCTTAGTGTTCTTGGTGTAATATTTTTGTATTTGTCCAGTTCGATTGCCAAATGAGTACAGGCACAGCAGCCGCAGCCGTTATTGGCAAATGAATATCGTGACGTGGGATATGGCAGTTTTCCCCATCTTGCGTCGTATTGTCTAAATATAGCACTACGCATTATACTCACCGTCCTCTTCCCAATCTTCACCGTCCTCTATCTCATCATCAAAATTTTCTCCTTCAGCACCGTATTTCTGTAGCTTTAATAGTCGTGTATATCCTGTACCCTCACAGGCTTCTTTTGTAATCGGCGCATCTTTCCACCACGACCATAAGATAGATATTCCCGCCGCAACTTGTGTAGCCGCTTCCGTAAATGCTGATTCGTCAAACGGTATTGGGTTAATTCCCGCAAGTGTTAATCCTGCATTTACCGTCAATACAATCATTACTATTAATCTGATTATTGCTTTTACTCTCATGTTACCTATTATTGTTTTTGTTTTCATTTGTTTTCCTCTCTTTCCGCTGCTATAATCGCAGCAATAAAAAACAGCCCCAAAAGCCGTTTTAAACTGTTTTCTATCCTATAGCTTCAACTACTAATTGAGTGGCACTATAAGCCGAATAGATATCAATATCCGCAGCAGCTCTACTTTTCCAACTTGAAATGAAAATGAAATCGCCCTCCTCCACATGCATAATTGTGTCTATATGCTGGGTTAGACGCACATTTCCGATCGTATTGGCTGCTGTCCCTTGTATCGTTCCCGAAGAAAGTACTGGCCCGAAGCTCCTCCCATAATTCCTTAAATATGTTTGAATCGTCACTGCTGTCGTATCATTATTCAAATATCTCACTCCGCAAGAAACCCTAACATAGTTGATATTTCCCCCGATTTTTACACCAACAACTGTTACACCGTCCTTCCTATCTTCAAAATTGGGGATCGTTATTGTCTCCATTGCCAAATTGCCCTTTTGCATACTACCAAATGATGGTAATGTGTTTGATACAGTTGTATTTCCACTTAACATAGGAATGAAGCTTTGATATGCGTTTGAATAATTTGTAACATTATCAGTAATTTGCAATTTGATAAACGATGGTTCGTACCCCAAAATCGAAAACCTAAGTGCATCGGCATTTGTAACTCCCGTACCGCCATTTGCCACTGGCAAGGCACCGTCTGTTTCTCCGAGACCTAAATTATTTCTTGCCGCTGCTACTGAATTTGCGCCCGTGCCGCCATGCTGTATATCTACTATTCCTGATGGGGCAATAGTATCTATTTGATTCTGCAAATGCCCAGCGAGGGTTCCATCAAGGGCAGCTGCAACGGTATCGAACCATTTATTTAGACTCGCTTCATATTGGTTATATATGCCGGTCAAATCTAATGGCAGTGGAATTGCTGGTACTACTTGCCCACACAATTCAGCGTTTAACCGCTGGTCTGTAATGTTTGCTGTTCCTACACTTGATATGTTTTTGCCGACATAAATATCCGCTAAAGCAATTTCGTATAAATTCGGCTCTGTTCGCAGTTCAGGCGGAACAGGGTTTGTTGCCGCTGTTCCTGTCCTTGCAATAATATTTATTGCTCTAACCGAATCCGATGTATTGAACTGTGCCACAATACGGTCAATCCTGTTTAACGTACTATGTGCAGCCTCAATCAGCAGCGTTATCGGCGAATCACTGTAGAATATTGCCCCTTCGATATGACAGCCACCCGCCGCAACGCTTACAGTCATATTATTGTTGGATGTTACCAATAATGAACCACCGTCCGGGTTAAACACACCATTCACATATCGCAGTTTGTTAAACATTCTTTCTTGTTCTGCTGTTATAGCTCTGTCGTACGGGTTATTTTCGTCCCCCGTTTCGTGTGATTCAAACGGGTAATAATATGTTGCCATTTGTCTATCCTCACTTTCTGTATTTTTGTTTTACCGGCGTTCCCAAAATCAATTTAACTTCAATGCGGTTCGATTTGTGAGTTTCTCGTACCTCTTCGATTCGTGCTGTATACTGCTGCTCGATATCGTCTATCTGGACGATGCACGTATCGCCAATGTCATAGTCAAGAAGATATACAAACTTTTCTTGTATTACATCAACCGATATAGTCTCAATTTTGTAAAAATCCAGCATGTCCAGCTGTGCTTTTTTCTTCATTAGATTTGATATCTTTTTCTGATTGGCAGCTGTTGTCACGGTCAGGTCCGCCTCCTCGCTGGATATTGACGTTTCTAGAACCTTTTTCGGGTAAATATCGCCCAAACCCGCAGGTCTGTTTTTTGCATAAACATATGTACAGCCGATAAAATAATGCGCTTCGCCATCTATTTTTTCGCTGAATTTTATCGGAAAATATGTTGTTGAAAATGCACTGTAATATTGCGCGTCAACCTCCTGAATTATTTCATATAAACATCTTTCTGCCGATTCATCCAATGTGTAGGTGATATTGGATACATTGTTATATGCTTTTCCGAAAAACACAGCCGCATCGCCCGAAGTTTTTATCTTACCGTTTATAAATCTGACTTTCACTCCTATCAAATCGCCTTCGGATTGTGGGAAACTGTCCATTGATACTCTAACGCTATATCCTGTGCCCGAAAGCGCATTATATACCCCCTCGCCTGCCTGTGTTCCGTTGTCGATGGATATGTCCACTTCCGGCGGAAAAACGCTTGTGGCGTCGATCTTAACGGCTGAAATCGGTTTATATGTTTTGCTTCCAACCGTAACACCCGCAGCAGCCTTACTTATATATGATGTTATTGCGGTTTTAACGGCTGCCGACGTTTCAGCACTAATTACGGCAGTTCTACGATATGACAAAAAATCAAGGAAATTTTCGATAAAATACCCGGATATTGTTACATATGCCCCTGATATTTTTTTCTCATATTCTATTTTTTGGATCACTCCCAGCTCAGTTCTTCCTACATTTTCAACGTATTTTATATTTTCATTAGTAAGTCGCATATATTCCGCAAGGGGAAGATAAACCATAAATTCACCGCATGCAGACCATTTTCTGTCCCATTCGGCTTCTATAAAATCTATATTGCCTATATTGGTTCCTTTTGTGCTTATTCCTTTCAGCATTACATTACAAACCTCCGTATCTTCCTGTATAAGTTATCTCCGCGCTAAATGCAGTGACTCCGGGGTCGTTAGCCTGTAGTTTTAGGAGATTGTCACCATATTTCAAAACAAGTTTCGGAAGATTTTCTCCGTTGTATTTTGCCGGAGGTAATTCCGTAGGTCCCGTACCTGTGTCAATCGTGATGGACTTTGTTTCCGAGTCTATTACAAGCTTATCACCGGAGGAAAGCGTTATATTGACATTCAGCATAGTATTACCAACGCCAAGATTAATACCCTCAACAAGCCCCGTAGCCTCGATTTCACAATGAATATATGTATCTTCGGAACCTAAATAATTAATCCATTTTTCCGTTGTATGTTTTATGATTCCGAATGTCAACGAGCCGCCATCCTGCTTATACATTCTCGTAACATGCCACATAGGGATTACATTTGTGAATTTAGTATCGACTGTATCTTCACCTAAAAGATCTGATTCAGGGTGCAAAAATGATACTGTCAAAATCAGATTTTTGTATACATTGTCCGTCGGGCATTTAGCACCTTGAAGCTGGCAGTCTTTTGCAATTCGTTTAACGCCCATGTATGTAATATGCAAATCAAACGTGTAGTTTGAATTGTGGAATCCTATAGTCCGCGCCCGGTCAATAACATTATTTTTTGAATTTATTTCACGAGCTTCGATGTCAATATCTCTTGCTTCTTTTCTTTTTCCTGTAATAATCGAACCGTTTCCAAATCCTCTGTCTTCCTGGAATATTTCAAAATTCGGAAAATCCAGCCCCGACAATGATGTTATTTTCCAATCCTCGGATTGATATTCGAAAACCTGTCCATCACTCCTGATTGCTTTCACTTTAACTGTTCTTGATAAATTTGCCATTATACCCATCCTCCGGCTAAGCCGAACGTATTTTGATTTTTCAATGCTCTCGCTGTCTCAATCGGGCTTTCCTCAGGTCTATAAAAATAATTGTTTTGCGTATATGCAGCTGCGCCTTGCGTTTCCGCATTTGCTATGCTTTGTGCCTTGGTTCCTGCAAATCTTGCGCCTAAATCACGTGTAGCGGATATATTGCCAACATCAGCCGAATACACATCTCGTAATGACTGCATCTGCGCACGCGCCGTTGACAAAAGCTCTTTAGTCTTTGATGCGATTCCAAGTCCAAGTCCCTGTGTGATAAATCTGCCTATCGCTGCCATTACTCTTGACGGTGATTTTATCCCAAAAAAGTCTTTTATAGCATCTTTAGCATTGCTGCATAAGCCTGTTATTTTGTCAATCAGCCAATCTTTAGCACTTTTTATACCGTTCCACAGTCCTTTAATCCAATTTAGACCAATATCAACAAGACTTCCTATTCCGTCCTTGATTTTACCCGGTATACCTTTTGCAAAATTAAACACTTTTGATTTTAAATTTCCTGTCCATGAGCGAATACCGCTCCACAGTTTTTTCAGCAACTGAACCCCGACGCTAAAAATCTTTCCAACGCCTGAAATAATACCAGTTGCAATTGCCCTGATTATTTTAGGCATGGCCTTTATCAGTTCTACAACTATTATCGGAATTGCCTGTATTAACGCCATAAACAGAGTTATTGCTGCCTGTAACAATGCCGGTATCAGCACCGGGACAGCCCCTGCAATGGCCTGTACAATTTTAGGCAATGCAGCAATAAGCGCCGGTATTATCTTAGGTATTGCTTTCACAAATGTCATAAATAATGTTATTGCTGCATTTATCAATATCGGTATAAATGTAGGTAATAGCGCAACTATCGTATTTATGATTATCGGTAATGTTTCAATCAGTGGCTCGATAATCATGTTCAACGATTGTACCAATGACATAAAAAACTGTACCCCTGCTTCCAGCAAGCCCGGTATTGAAGCGATTAAGGTCTGCGTAAACACAAGTATGAGAGCCGGTAATACAGTTATAAGGGATTCGACGACCTGTGTTATTGCAGGCATCAAACTGTTTATCATCCCCGGGAGTTCATTTGCAAATTGGGTTATCATGCCGGCTAATTTATCCGCAAAACCAGTAATCATATTAGCAACATCTTCTGCCGATGCTCCCGTTTTGTTCATATATATGGCGAGGGCTGCTATAGCGCCAACAAGCCCGAGGCTTGCCGCAAGTGCGACTTTGTGCGCTGTAGCAAATGCAAGTACCCTTGTCGCTGCACCTTTCGCCGCCATTCCCACTTTTGATGTTGCGACGGCATTAACAACTTTTGCCGATGTATCCTTTGCCGTTGCTGCAACTGACGTAATCTGATTTTTGGCAAAAGTCAAAGCCGCATCTCCGGCTGTTTTTAAGGCTTTTCCAAGCTTTCCTGTTGCTATGTAATTTTTTACATTTGCTGCTGTGCTCCCTGCTGTCGCATTTTTAGCCTTATAAATAGCTGGCGTATTTTCGCCATAAAGAGTATTGCATGTTTTAAGTCTTGCGTTTTGTGTCTTAAATATGCCAATCTGCTCCGATACGGCTTTTTTTATGCCTCCAAACGCCGCAGCTGTCCCCTTTCCGACAGTTTTTATTCCTGATGCAAATTTATTTAATACAATGTCTTGCATGGATATTTTCCCGGTTGCAAGCCCGGTAATAACGCTCATGCCCGCCTGCTCTGCTCTGAATGTACTCATTGCAGCGGACGCCTTTAAAATTGCACCCGTAAGTTTAAAAGCAGGACCTATTGACACCGAAAACGCAGCACCAATGCCAAGAACCGGAGCAGGAATTGATTTTACTATGTTCACGACGGTGCTAAATGCTTTCCCAAAGGCAACGCCCCAATCAGCAGCTTTATTTTCAAGCTTGCCCATAGTTTCCATAGCGTCAACCATCAATGGCTTGAGCTGCGAAAAAAAGCCTCCGCTTTTTCCTCCTGCATCAAGAAAATTAGCACCTATTCGCGATAGACTTGCGCCCATGTTTGACAATGCACCTACAAAGGATTTTTCGCCCATTATTTTAGCGGCACCGCCAATATTAGTTTCGATAGCATTAAGAAACGCCTTTGAATCAACCTTACCGGCAGAAACCATTTCACGCACGTCCGCTTGCGTGACTCCAAGTTGTTCAGACAACATTTCATAAATCGGTATACCTTGGTCTGCAAGCTGGTTAACTTCCTCCATGGAAATTCTTCCACCTGCCATAATTTTATTAAAAATCGATCCCATTTCTGTGAAGGAAAGTTTCGACTGTGCCGCCGCATCTCCCACAAGACTCAAATACCTTACAAGTTCCTTGCCCGGTGCTATTCCGGCAGCAACAGCGGAAGCCGCCGCCGTGGCCGCTTCGTCAAATCCGTAAGACGTGCCTTTTACGGACTCCATGGCTGAATCCATAATAGCTTCAACCTCTTTAGCAGAATGTCCGAGGCCCTCAAGCTGTGCTCTTGCCGTGTCAATATTCTTCAAACGATTGAAACCTTTTACAAGCGCCATCCCTGCAAGTGCCCCCGTGGCAGCAAGGGCAGGCTTGGTGATGAAATTAGTCAGTTTCGCTCCTGTAGCTTCAAAAGCGGAACCCATAACTTTTGTTTTGTCTGTTGCACTTGCTTTTAATTTTTCTATGCCCTGTTCAAATCCATCATTATTTATTTTGGTATCAAATATTAATCTTCCGTCTGACATTTAATCACCCAAAGAGCTCTTCAAACTCTTCCATTGCTTCCCGTTCCTCATCTGTAAACTTGGTCGGCAACGCCCATTTTGCCCGCTGTTCTATCATTTCTTTGTCGCTTCCCTTATACCCTCTAAAATTCATTATTTGGGCTATGACGGTTTCACTTGGCAGCGCATTAAGTAGTGCAGAAAATTTATGCCAATGCATGTCTGTGTCGATTAAATCAATTCCGTAGACTTGCATAAACGCTGCATATATATAATCTGCATCAATTTCAAAATCAATAGTCTCTTCGCCTGATGATGTCCCTCTTGGTATTTCTTTTTTTTCATAAAAAAACCCAGCAAGTGCATGAATGACTTCTTCACTTGGAAAAGGAGAATCTTCTTTAAAGAGTTCCTCATATAGAGAGTAATCCTCCGCAATATTCATTATTCTGTCGGGAAAATCCAGCCATGCCCTGTAGTCTGTATTCAAAAAAAAGACTTCGCCGTTCACCTCAATGGCGTCCGGCAAGCCTTTTTTCTTCAAGTTTAACATTGTCACTTTTTCGTGGCAGAGCTTATTACTTTAACTTGATCTGCTATGTCTTTCACTGCTTTGATTGTTGGCGTATCAACAAGCTTCTGTTCTTTTTCTTTTTGCAGTTCATGGATTCTGCTTTCATAGCCGTCAATTACTGCATTGTAAATCAAAACAAGTGTTGTAAGATCGATTTCCTCAATGTTGAGCGTCTCTAACAGCTCCCGTGCTACTTCTGGACCGACTGCAGCCTTTATAACTTCGAGCTCGTTGGTATATGCTTCAAGCATATTTGTTGACTTTTCCGCTTTGTAGATCAGCCTTGCCATTTTCATATTATTAACAGCAAGGTCATATTCTCTGTTATCATAAATCATTTTATCCATTTTTTCGCTCCTTCTTATTCTTCTGTGCCGCCTGTTGTTGTTGCCGTAAATGTAGGTGTGCCGTCCGTTACTGTTGCTGTTCCCTTTTCGATAGTGCCGCCGAACATTAAGTCAAACCCTATTTCAGAATCAACCGCATTCAGCTCTTTGCATGATATAATGGCGCTGCCTTTCCAGGCCTTATATGCAGGAGTTGCGCCGGCGGTCTTGTCAAACATGAATACAATCATATAATCCGTCTTAGCATCTTCGCCGGTTTTCATGTCGTAGAATCTATTCCAAATAAACTCAAAATCCGGTTCGGATTCTATCATTTTTAGCGGCTGCTCGATGCTTGGTGCATATTTTGTTAATTCTGTTGTCGGATTTTCGTCTGCTATATAATCGAAATCCTCCGTTTCGGGATTTAGTGAAATCGTTAATTCCGTTGATTTTTTCACCCGCGTCCAAGTTGGCGCACTTGCTGTTCCTGTGTTCAAAAACAGTGCGATTAAATGTTTTTTAATCATTTGTAACTTCCTTTCTGTATTGGATTCCCAATGTTAATTGGTATTTAGCTTCATTACCTTCAAACGATATCATATAATAGCCGTTGCTCATACTAACAACATCTACAGGATGACCGATATCAGGATAATTCCCGTTATATTCCTGTTCGTCAATCCAGTCTTCGATCTTCCTCAGGTATTCTTCGTTTTCGAGCCTCTCTGTTTTGATTTGAGCGGCTTTGTTGAATAGAAAATAATAATATTCGGTTATTTGTTTTGAACCGTCAATGAATTCCTGTACGGTCACGGATGGCTGTTTGAATAATGCTGCTGAGCCGTCTTTTGACTGCAACAGATTCATGTCAAATGATGAAATATCCCCTATGTATGGGCATTCTTTCAGCCATTCTAAAACTTGTTTTGATATATTCATAGTTTATCCTTTCTTTGCTCCTGCGAGCTTACACGCGCCTATTAATATGGATTCTCTTCCGCCTTCGTTCAGCATGCGCAAAAACCAGTAATTCCCCCTTGTTGGCGCGCCCTGAAATTCCGCCGGTTCATAGTACCATCTGCGGGCATATGGCGTATCATAGACGACCTCTCCGCTGCCTATGACTGTATTTAGTATTCCTGAATCAATCAGTATGCCGTTATCTCGCGGCACGTATGGATCGCATTTTCGCAAAACTTCCGAGTCAATGAATTGCTGCACGAGCCCACCTGTTTCCATGTTGCGCCTCGCAAGCATTTTAGCAATGGAATCATGTTCAAATTTAACTTTCATTCCGCTATCACTCTCCAATGCTTCAAAAACTGCCGCAGAGTGTTATCTTTTAAAGACTTAACCGTTGCTGCCCTGAAATCCTTTTGCAGATTGGTAATTGTATAACTGTCAGTTATTTCTTTATCGCATGCACCCAAAACGATAATGTCAAGATTATCCAGCCCAAATGTAAATCCTATTCCGGTATATTCTCTGTGGTCAACATAACCTGTGCGATACGGGACGGTAACGGAAATAGACGGGGTCAAATGCATAACCCCGTTCGAATCAATTGTTTTTTCTGTTTTCTCGCTCCACTGCACACCCTCAAGGACTGTCCGATACCATTTATTATTAAAGTGATTATATATTGTCACAGTATCCGTAAATATCGCACTCATTTAATACACCCCCATGAATAAATATTCATTAGGTAGATAAAGCCTTGCAAGGTAATAAATCTTTGCGTAGGCTTCATCTTGGCTGCTCGCTTGGCCAGCATCTGCGAAGCTGACCGAATAGCCATCATTACTGATAGATGATACGGTTTTACCGTCTACTTTTGAATCTGACAGAGCTTTAACCTCATCGGCGCATAAACATGCCAAGTGCTTAATGTCGTCGCCTAAATCGTCAATATGGGTTTCTATCCTGCCAAATGTTATTTTGTTTAGATATGCCGATGCGGCGAGGATACATTTATTAAAATCGTCCTCGCCCATAGTTCCTCTGTATGTTTCTACGTAATATTTGTAATCCGCCAGCTTCAGCAATGTTCTCACATCCTTTAATTGTGTTCATTTAGCAATGTCAAAAGTTCGTCTTTTTTTGCCTGTCTGTTGAATTCAATTCCTTTTGCTTCCAGCCTATCAATAATTTCTTCTTTTGTTAGGCTTACGGATTCAGATTCAATTGCTATCTCAACGGATTTCATTCCTATTCTTGTTGCCATTTTAAAACCTCCTATTCTTTGTGGGAAAGATAAATTCCAGCAACCTTGTTTTTATAAACGTCCACAATTCCGTATTTTCTATACTTGGAAATATCTGCGTCCGCTTTTGCGTTAAGACTTGCCGGTATAATATCGCTTGCTGTGTGTTTGTCAAATTTGATGACTGCCGGTTTATGTACAATCATGAAATTGATATCTTTTCCCGTGGGTGCTTTTTTGTAATGTCCCAATTCTTCTCCCTCGGTTCTTCCGTCGAGCAAGTCAATAGTTGTATAGAATCTTGCCTGTGGAACTTTTTTCTTTATCGCGAATGCGGAAAGTATTTCTCTTGATTTTGTCGTATCCAGCGCCATTACTCCATTAAGTAACGTTGGTGTAGCATACAATATCCTACCCTCCTCAGGCACTTCGTCTTCGTCCATGGTATTTTTTGCATCAAGCAGGGCGGTAAGAAATTCCGCAGCGTCTGCATATGTTGCAGGTGTTGCCGTTGATATTCCTTCTATTCCGGCAAGTGCCGCAAACGTAAACGCATCCGCCTCCGGCGCTACCTTATCCCTCATCAATGTTGCCCCCGCCATTGTGAAAGCGAGATTTCTCGATTCTTCATTATCCATAACGTCAACGGAAATCTTTGTTCCTCTGTCATAGTTGAATTTAGCGGTTTTCCACTCAAGATTCACACTACCTTCCGTATATCCGCTGTTTCTGCTGTAATCTCCGAGACCTGTAATTGATATCTGAGGATATATAATTTCATTTGCGTTAGCCCCGGCACGCACCATCGAATTATCTGATGTTAAATCTGCTGTTACTGACGCAGTCCTATATACTTCGTCTAAAATACTGATATAATTTTTTGCAAGTGCTATTGTGTTTGCCATTTTTTAATCTTCCTTTCTGTTTTTACTTCTTTTCCGGCGGCAATCCTGCCACCGCTCTCATAGCTTCATACTGTGCATTCCCGCCCCCGCCTCCGCCGGTAGGGCCCACAGTATTGTTGATTGGTTCGTTTGAGCCGAACATATAGTCGTTGTCTTTTTTAACTGTTTCAAGGGCTGCGTTAATATCGTCTTGCTGATTATTGCTTTTTTTCAGTGCTTCCAAGTCCAGCAAGGCCATTACGGCTTTAGCATTTTTTGCCCCTGCTTTAGCGACAGACTTTTCAATGATACTGTTGAATTCCATGTCGGCTATCTTGGCGGCATAATCGTTGTCTTTGTCTCTAATTGTCTGCTGTAATGTTTCGATTTCCCCTTTCAATTCGTCCGGGTCAATATCTTTGAATTTTTCAAGACTTTCAGCAGCCGTTTCATACTGTTCCTTATATCTATCACGGTCTGCCGTTACCGTATCGAGTTCCCCTTTGGCAGTTTCAATGTCCTTGCCGTTTTCTTCCATGATGGAATCTATCAATTCTTTGGAATCTTCAACACCCTTGTCCTTCAACAACTTTTCTAAAAACTCTCTTTTCATTTCTTTCCCTTTCTTCGCTACGATTTTTTACGCCTGTCTCTTGGCTTGCGGTGCTGCATTCATACGCCTGTAGCTCAGCTGATTTTTTATACAACAAAAGACCAGCCTTTTTAGGCTGGTCTCAGTGCTATCTATATAAATTAGCATTAAAAAGCACTTAAAATCTGTTAATCGTTGAAAACGTTGAAATTTCAACGAAAAATCAACGCTTTATTTTTCGATTTAAGCAACTTTTTTTGAATTTTGGTAGTTTACTACCACAAACAAACGGGATTATTTATTCCTTTCATCAAATCAAATCTAATATAGATTCACAAATTTTACCGTCATCTGTCGGTTCATAGTCTTCGTCGTATCCATATTTTTGCAAATGTTCAGATACCTTGTCTTCAATATTGATATAATCGTCTTCTGAAAGATTGTCAAATTTAAGCGATATACCAATTTTTTTCATGTATTCAATTTGCTCTTCATTAAACATATCAACTGCCCCTTCTGTATTTTTTTCTCACTCTTTTTCCTGTTCTCCATGATGTAATCTCGACATTAGTATCGGGATTAACTATAACGGTTGCGTTTGTTCCGATATATTTAACACTTTTTCTCCCAAGCTCATCAATGATTACTTCGCCTTTATATAGTGGTTTTTGCTTTGCATCCTCAATATCTACTTCGCTAATGCCTCTCTCTTTTGCTCTTTTTTCCATATGTTTCGATTTAATTTTACCACCTTTACCGTGATTTTCAACCGGTTTCCTGCTGATTTTAACAGTTTTCCCGCCTTTCAGCGTATTAATTCTTGCACCTCTGCCAGTTATCACATTACCCAATCCGTCAATATATATCCTCTCTCTATGCTCCTTGAGTCCCATCTTTTTGGCAAAATCGGCATACTCCTGAAGCTGTGCCTGATATCTACATTTTTGAATCATGATATCGTTAGTGTCTGCACCGCCGATTTTCAGACCGTTTATTTTTGCTCTTTGCGCCCTCATTGAAGCTTCCATCAGTCTTTGCCTTTGCGTTGCTTCATAGGCGTTGTATTCTTTGCCCTTAAATGTTTTTTTGACGGCTTCACGGGCGTTCATTTCATCTAACCATTCATCGGACCAGTTTCTTTCCGATATGCCGGGGAAAAACGGATAATATGTATGATAGCAATTTGCCCCGAGTAACCCTGTAACAGTCCCAAGACCGCAAACCGTTATTAATTCCTCTTTGCTCCACACTTTGCCTTGCCACTGTGAATGTGTAGGTCTTGCATTTGCGTGCCATGGGATTTCAAAATATTCAACCCCGAGCTTTTCGGCGTTCATTTCAGATATTTTCCCGGTTGTTTGGGAAACTCCTGTCATTACCGCCCGCCGAGCTGCTACTGTAATGCGATTATGCCACCCGCTTGCATAGTCAATTGTGCGGATTCCGCTTGCCGCCATAGCGCTTACAGTACGCCGTAAAACACTATTATAATCAAATGCCCCCGACGTTATGTCAAGTATAGCCGCGTCTAACGTTCTTTGATAAAATTCTGTCAACGGTAAAAATGTCATTTGTCCATTTACATTTGTAACAAACCCCATTGTGCCTGTTAGGTTTGTAAGTTCGTTTGCCGTTTGTATTTTTGCGGCTTTAATTAACTGCTGAAGCTGCTCATTTTCATTATAAGGAACGAAATTACCGTTTATCTGTTCATATATATCTCTATTTCTTGTATATTCTTCAAAGACGATGCGGTCATACAATTCGAACATTTCAGGATATGAAGCGTTCAGGGCTTTCATTATGCTTGCTTCAATTTCTTCCGTTGATAAACCTGTCAGCTCTCGCAGCCTGTTAATCTGCCAATCTGCTGTTGATGTTATATCACCCGTTTTTTTAATGCGGCGAATTATATCGGTCATTATTCTGTTTTCCAAATCAAAAAACCGGCCTTGTATTCGGTCAGCATATTCTTCCTTATAGCTCATTACATTTCACCGTTTAAAAGACTTCTCGCTTTGTCTTTTTCTATTCCGATTGATGTGGCTATTAAATTGACTGCCTGTCCTTCCGTTAAATCGCCTGCGGCATACTGTCCCATAATAGCGATTAGGCTCTGAGTTTGCGCACCATTTAAGCTTGTTGTTTTCTTATCCCCCTCATCCCCCCCCTAAATTTAATTTTGTATCCTCGGGGATTACATCTACTTCTGCTTCAGGCAGATTTGCTTTTGCTGTTTCTAAATCTTCGCCGTACCACTTGGAGCGATATTCCGCAAGGCTCATTACGCCCATCGCCACATCTTCACGGTCCCGCTGCCTGTCTGTATCTTCGTCGGTTAATATAGAATCGTTAAATGAACATATCAGCTCATAATCCGTTGTATATTTACTGTTATAAAATGCAATTGCATCAACAAGCCCCTGCAAACATTCCTCGAGATTTTCTTGTATGGCCGTTACTCTGTTATATTTTCTTGCTTTAGCTGTCCTTATCTCTGTCGCTGTTTTTTCCACTTCCTGCGCATTGGATAAATCACCGTAAGAAAGACCTACGTTAAATTCTATTTGTCTTAAATAGTTATTGAGACCACTCTGTATATTTGTATCTCTGAATTCGGGAGAAAACTCTTTAAATAATTCTCCATCTCCTTTCACAACGTTCAATCCTCTGTAAAGCCTTTTCTTGCCTCTCGGAAGTCCTGTCTTCTCATGCCCTTTCAATGCTCTTTCGTCAACATGTATTGCCCTCTCGCCTGAATCATACTCCCATTCTAACCTTGCGCCCTGCAAATCAGCTTTTTTAATCAGGTTAGTTGCATTGTTAAAAATAGATACGCCGCAAAATGAATTATCTATATGATTTTTTATCGGATTTCTGTAATATCCAAACGGCATTTTGTCCATGCCCACATATGTTATCTCTTGTACATAATCAGCCCATTCGTCAACACTGGATAACTGAACTTCTGTTCCCAGTCTGTTGACTGATGAACTTTTGTACGCTTTGTTCGAAATTGTTAGCCCCCTATCTGTGATAGAATGTCGTTCGCATCTGAAATAATGCGTGTATTCATCTACCTGTTTATGTTGAATAAAAATGCAGTCAAGCAGTCCGCCCTCATCATCGAATCTAACCGGGATAAAACTATCAGCATTTACGTACTCCACTTTGTCAGCCCCAAGAGGTTTCATAATAAACGATCCAAGCGCAAGCCCATCTTGCAGATTTTCATTTAAGTCTTTTATTGATTTTTGAAATATTTCGTCAAGTTGTTCATTGTTAACATGCGCGTCCATTTCATTTATGGTAATATCTGCAAATTCCCTGCATATTCCTGCCTCTATTCGCAGTGACGTCGCTTCATCTGTCCAGTCTGCCTGTCCCAAATACATTGAATTCCACGTATCAATGGCATTAATCATATCTTTTGATAGTGCGACATTTTGTCCTGCCACATTTTTTATTTCCGTCAGCGTGAACATTCTCTTGATTCCTTCCCATATTTTCTTGAATTTGTCAAACATTTTTTCCACCTACAAAAGCCATCTGATGTCGCGCTCAAACGTATATTCCAAGCCATCAAGCGTGTCTATATCCGTCGAACCATCATCAAGCCTTACATCTTCTTCTTTGGTTTTGTCCCAAACAGCGTCTTGCAGCGCCTGTGATACTGTTTCGCAATCATCCGTATACCAAAAACGCCCGCTTCCAATTAAGCGGATGAGGGCATCTATTCTGTCCTTTATTCTTATTTTTTGCGCCGGTCTTACTATGGTTCTATCAAATTCTGATTCTATGGCATTTCTGATAGTATTACCTAAAACCGATTCAGCATTGTCCCAATACAAATAATCGACATTACCGTATTTTTCATTGACTTCATTCACAAAGTCAACTACAAGATTATCAAGTATACTCGAATCAATTCCTGTTTCATAGTCTTTTTGCATAACCCTTTTTGATTTTAGGACTATTAAATTTCCGTATCCTTGCGTGTATGCCGTAGCCACAAAGGAATGCCCTGATTGATTACCACCAAAGTCAACACCCACCTGTATGCTGCTTAAATCTTCTCTTGTGAACTCTTTGCATGTGCTTTGCGAGGCATGTTCGCCCATACCGACTGTAATCTTGCCATTGTTGACAATCTCGCATCGGAATTTATGTGGATTGTCCGCAAATCGCCTGTATATTGCACCCTCAGCGCGTTTCCATAGCCCTTCAATCAGTCTATCGTAATATATGGTTCCCTCGTACTCTCTACATAAATTTTCGATAAATTCCTTTGGTAGATGCGGATTATCAAATATTCTGTAATGTTGCAAATATATATCTACGTCAGAATCAATAAATTCTTTCAGCCAGTGGGTGGGATGCTCGGGGTTTAGCGCTCCGTCGAAGCAGCTGTATGATTTGTCCAGTCTTGATTTTAGTATTTCAAAGACTTCTTTGTTCCACTTTGCCACCTCATCGCCGTATGCATATTTTATTGATGAGCCCTGTATTTTTGCCACCTGCGATACTTTTTCAGCCCCAAGGCAATACACTTCTTGTCCAAATAGCCTTGCTATATTCTGCGAATTTATCGTTCCTACGCGTTTTGGTGTATATATCTCTCGCATCGGCTGCAAAATATTTCGCTCAATGGTTCCCTTCGAAACCCCCAATATTATATTAAGTCCGGGTTTATTCGCTCTTGTTATTATTCTCTCAGGTATAACATTTGCTATGTCAACAAACGATTTCCCGGAACGAACGGCGCCTGACTTTATATTCCATCTTGCATTCGCATTTTGGGTATATTCAATTTGTTTGTCACTAAGCGATATCATTGGCCTTTTCTCATTGCGTTGATGAATTCCATTACTTGGTCATTATCGTCATGTGAAACTTCAACTTTATCCGTTTGTCCTAAATAATTTTTGCCGAGAAATATCGCCATTGAAGCGTTCTTTTCGGCAAGTCTGAACTGTGACCGCCTCAACGATATTTTCCCCCTGCCTCTCTTTTGTCTGAAAACTTCGGAAAAACTCATCTTGTAGGTTCTTTTGCACCATGCGTTAAGTGTTTTATCCGATATCTCGAAAAATCCACATATTTCTTCCTGCGTGCATTGCAGGGCGCATAGGTTTTCAAATTGTTTTTTGTCAATCTCTTTTCTTGGCCGTGCCATACTGTTATCTCCCAATCGTTACCACATTTTTTCGACTTCGCAATATGTTCTAAGATATCTTGTCGGCAACGTTTCAGGTGTAAATTCCCGAAACAAAGTATCAACGTCAAAATATTTTTCAAGAGTCGCTTGTTTAACTGCCGCGCTTGCGCTTCTAAACTTCTTTGATTTTGCTACTTTTACAAAATTATCCGTATCGGCTTCTGTTCCTCGCCACACTATCGCCGATTGTATCACTGTAGGCAGCGATTCGGTACCCATGCTTTCTACTGCCCACATTGCATTACCTTGGTAGAATATATTCCCCTTGTATTTGCCTTGCCCTAATACTTTAGCGACCTTTCCTCTATAGTTTTTGTAAGACATGGGTTTACAAGCCAGTGGAGTGGCTGGCATTGCTCTAAATGGCGTTGAATGCAGTAAAATGCTCGTTTGCTTTTCTTGCTTTTTAAATTCTGTGTCAACCTGTTTTATCGCTTCTAAAAATTCAAACCAATCAGTTTCGGTTTCGGTTGGGAAACCTACAATGTTGTAAAATTTAACTTGGTGCGGTTTTTTGCATCTCGCAAGCCTTTCTAAGAAATTTAATAGCATTTGGTTTGTTATTTTTTTGTTAACCATAAATCTAAGGCGTTCACTTAGTCCGTCTATGGCTGTCGTTCGTAGCTTAACAAGATCGACGTCTACTCCGTTATTCATGTCAATTAGTGCTCGCTCTCTATCTTTCCCCCCATTCCATAGACCGCTATAATTGAACTCTTCTTGTGCCGCTTGTTTTCTGTGCCATGTATAACCACAAAAAAGGCATCTGTGATTACAACCGACTACATCTTCGTGATATGTCTGCCCATTATCTAACTTAACATCATGGGGGTATATTTTGTTAACCTGTTTTAAGCTGTATTTTTTATCGACTGAAAAGGTTTTGGAGTTTATGCAATATTCACTTTCATATTCATTGCCGTTTTGTATTGCTTCAGCAAGTTCTTCAATTACGCCTTCGGCTCTACCCAGCATGAAGTAATCAACATACTCGAGGAATGGCCTCACATTTAAAACGCCTTGACCACCCACACACACTTTATAATTTCCCTTAGGCCATTCGGTCCGTTCATCAATGAAATTCCACCAATCGCAATCTGCCGTTACGCTAAACATTATCATGTCAAATTTGGTTACATTATAAGCACTACAATAATCAATATCTGTAAAACCTTTTTTCTTAAGTATATCGCAGACTACAGCCATTCCTGCATTCAAGCGGACATCGTAACATTCTTTGGTGTATGTTTGTTTGGCGTATTTGCTCAAAATATATATTCCTATTTTCATTTTATGCTTCAAATTCAAACCCACATTTAGGGCATCTACACGCATTATTATTTTTTTTTACATCTTGAGGCTCATCGAGATCAATAGCCACATCAATATCATTCAAGGCAAAACTAAAACCAAAATCAGCCATATTAACGTCTAAAATTTCATCTATTTCAGACACCAGCAATTCAATATCCCAAGACGCAAACTCCCCGACTTTGTTGTCCGCCAATCTAAATGCCTTTATTTGTTCTTCCGTTAAGTCGTCAGCTACTACGCACGGAATTTGTTCCATTTTTAACTTATTAGCAGCTTTATACCTCGTGTGACCTGCGACTATAGTTCCGTTGTTGTCAATTATAATCGGGACTTTAAAGCCAAATTCTTTGATTGATTCCGCGACATATTTAACAGCTTCATCGTTCTGTCTCGGATTATTCGAATATGGTTTTATGTCGCTTAATTTTTTGTATATTATTTCCATCGTTTAGCCTTTCTTAAATACAAAAAAGCCCCTCACCAGTAGGGCTTTTTTGCTATGTGTATGTATGAAGGAGGTCGTTATGACTATGCCTAAGAAGCTTTTTTTACTTGATATCATTATATATCACCTAAAGAGGGACATTCAAGGACACTATTAAACATTTTCCCAAAAATTTTTTAACCACCTTTTTATTGTTCTTACATCACAATCAAATTTTTTAGCAATTTCTTCTTGTGTTAACCCATCCCAATACTGCAAGCGCAAAATTCGGCGAATTTTTGTATCTGATACCGAATTCAACCAGTCTTCCGTTTCTTCGATTTTTTCACGTATTCGATTTCGTTTATCATATATCTTTTGGCGCAGTTTTGCGTAGTTCTCTTGCCCGTAGCCTTCAACTTTGAAAGTATGTGGTTTGCCTGTTCTATAGTCTTGTGCTGAATCAGCCACATACTCATTACAAGACGGGAAAAGCAGAGTGTCATTAAGCTCACTCTGCAAGTGTTCCGCCTCTTTGATTAGACTTTTTAATTCTTTCAATTGGTTTTTCGTCATTTAATTCCTCGCCGACAAATTTTGAACATAAGTACAACTAAAAAATACAAAATCATAAGAATTGCCACCACAGCAAAAATACCCCAAATCGGGCTTAAAACCCAAAACCAACCCCAACTTATTACCCCTGTTAATTTCAATACTATAAATGCTATAGTTAGTAATCCTGCAAATCCTATACCGCCGCTTGTCGTAACGTTTTTATTGTTTTCGCTCATTGCTTTACCTCCGTTCCAACCATGTCACTACGTTATAGTAAAAACTTATGTATATCACGACACCTATAATGTTATCCACTTTACGAGGCTGTATCTCGCCATAGTAGTGCAACTCCAACATCGCCCAAAATACCCATAATACAAACATCAACAGGAGTGTTATAATACTTGCTTTTACCCCGTTTTTCATGATGATACCTCCGTTTTGTTTGAAACCGTCGGTTTATACCGCAGCTCAGTTTTATACATAGCAGAAGTTTCCGGCGCTTTCACCTCTATGTTGCATCTCAGGCACCAATATCGTAAAACAGCCCCTCCTGTAGTCCATTCTAAATTGGATATTGTGTGTGCACCGCATTTCGGGCATCTTGGATTCATCATTCCAGTCCTCCGTTCCAAGACATAATCTCTTCTAACATATCCTGGATTTTTGCTATTTTTTCACCGGTAAATTTCCCCGAAATTCCGGTATCAGTTCCGCCCTCTACAATGCAAGTTATAATCACATCACGAATCTCATTGGGTTTAAAATTATTTTTTTTCATCTTCCGCTCCTTTCAAAATATTTAAGGCACTCTGCGGCCACTTGGTATAACAACCCCAGTCCGGAACTTCGTGTTGCATTTTGTAACATGGGATAATGTCACCGTCTAATTCTAATTCGGGAGTAGCCCAAGTGGACGCAAGGTAGGGGCACGATTCGTACACAGGCTTACCATTTGCATATATAATGTCGCCCGTCCACTCCCAATCTCCCGACAAACCAGCACCGGCAATTTCGGGATGGTTTTCTTTAATGAGCTGTGCCGCCTTATCCCAATCAAATACCATTAATTCTCTATGTCTATTTGCTTCCCCCATCATGAAGGCAAATAAGGTGCCCATTATTCTTCTGCTCCTTCCCACGGCTCAGGCAATGGCTGCCATGCTACAATATCTACTCCGATGCTCCAAAAATCCACATCATATGAATCGTTTGGATCAAAATAGCCTATTTCTATATGTCTCCCATCGTAATCTGTTACAGTAACTAAATAATTTCCTTTAGTTTTTGGCAGCCTCTCACTGCACGGTATCCACTCGCCTACTTTGGGCTGCTCTTGTATCATGTCATAAACCTCAGATAGTACTGCGGCTGGTTTGTACCCGTTATATTTATCGCTATTTACAGCATCTTTAATTTCACTTATCAACTGTTTTTCATCTATCATTTCTCTACCTCCATATCAAGCCATTCTGCCTTGCAATTAGTACATGTTTCCCTATTAATTTTAGTCCCTTTGCCGTGGCAATAGCATCTATTATCACCATGATAATAGGGGCATTCTATGTGATAAAATATAACAGCTTCTTCCATTGCTCCATCATCAAATTCGTCATTTAGAGCTTTGATTATATATTCTCTGTTTGTCATTCCTCTACCTCTGCTAATTTGGCGCATGCCCAGCCTGTGCACCACTCATCATGTTCTGCCGAATCAGTTTCATCCTCACGAACATATATCGGTGTATCCACTGCGACCTTAGACCAGTCTGTTTCTGCTTCTGACAGCGGTGTCAAGATATTTTCAATCCCTCTTTCATCAAACACCAACGTATTCGCACCTTTCGCCCTGTATAGGTCAGTACCTTCGATTTTTTCTAATTCAATTATGTATTTCATTTCTTTTCCTCCTTCTCCGGCAGTTCTGCTATCTGCCGCGCGATTTCTGCGGCGCGGGCGTGGTTTGCATAATGTGTTGCCCGGCCCCACTTGGGAAATAGCCCTCCTGTGCAACAATGACCACATGGCCACTTAAGAGGGCAATAGTCACAGTCATAATCATGATAATCCTTGACATACTGGCACAAGTAACAGTGGCAACGCAGTTTCGCTTCCGGGTCAAACCTCTCTAGATAATTTCTCTTTTTCTTTCCCGGATTTTTCGCTAACCAGCTCCACATCTTTCGGTGTTTCGTTATTGCTTCTTCTCTTGTCATTTTTTTACCCTCCGTTTGTTACATTTTTGCACCACAATTAGGACAATAATTCAAACCTCGATCTATCGGAGTTTCCTCTCCTGTAGCAATATCTACACCCTCTTTGCAGCATGAACAAGTATAATTACCGTCTTTTGGATTATTATTGTCTTTCTCCCATCGCCCAAACTGCTGTCTCACAAACAGGCCTTGTTCTTCCATGTCCTCGTACTTGGCCAATTTCTCCAACACCGCTTTTTCTTTCCTGCTTCTCTCTACTATTACCTCTGCCGGGTTATCAGGGTCGGCATATACCCAAACCCTTGGAGTTCCGTCTTCTTCTCTGTGTGTTAATCTATCCATGTTATTCCTCCTTCAACAACGTAGGCTCACCCCCTACTGCAAGTCTTCTTATTTTACAAGGCTGAATTCCCATTATTACATACCCTTCCTTGCAAACATCTTTATCGTCCAGTATATAATGTACATAAAATAATACACTTCTTCCCGTTTCTGAATATTCCCCATCTGCGTTTACTTTGTGTAGTGTCAATTCATTAATTGCCAAGTAATCTCCGACATGAAATTTTCGGTCATTTTTTCTAACTTCAAATGTTTTGGTTCCGTTAATAAGTAACGAAAAATATTCAGGTTTACATTTTAACTGGTGTATCATGTGTTATTCCTCCTTCTCACCCTCACACATGCTCCTTTGTTCCATCTTCCAAAATTTTTAACGCCGCTATACACTTACCGCACTGCTTCCTGCACCGTGACAGGTTAGTACGTTTACTGCCTATAAGACCTTTGCTCTGTGCCATAGGTATATCGCATTCATATCCCTTTGTTAGTCGTACGCTTCCCATTTGGTTTTCTCCTTGCTTACTATACTTTGTGGTAATGTCTCCGCCTCTTTAGTCCGCACATTTTCAATTAAATTCAATAAATTAGCTGGCATTTGCCTTTTCGCCTGTTCCTGTGCTGATAGTTGTTCAAATATTATTCGGAAATTTGCCCGGTCTGCTGTAATATTTTCTGAAACGCAGATATTTCTAAATCCTAATCTTTTGACTGTTTTTCGGGTTAATTCTGTCATGGATTGCAACGCTTCATTTTCACGATAACTGCCATATTTTTTTATTGCCCGTATTACTTCTTCCCATCCATCAGACCATAATGGCTTATCTCCTAAACTAATCACAGTTGCCTGCTCGCGTATGTCCGCTATGGCTGGCGCCCATTTGCTTACGGTCACCCATTTATTTAGTGCAATTTCTGCGATTTCGTAAGGTATGTCTTGCAGCTGCCTATACCATAGCTCCATCGCCTGTCTGTTAGGCAGTATCCCGTCTTTTGGGTAATATGTTTTTAATGCTGCTGCAAACAAACCAAACTCATTTCTTGTCATTTTTCATCTCCTTCATTAGCCCAGTCAGACATCATTTCATATGATTCTTTAAGCATGTCCGCAGTGTGACCAATCTTCGGTTTTATATCCGGTGGTCGGATTTGCTGCGGCTCAAAATTAGCATCAAGATAGTCGATATAACCGCTGTTGAAAAATGTGCTCCCGTTCTGTGGTTTGCGCCATGTGTCTTTTTCAAGCTCTGACAAATACCGCTCGATAGCTCGCTGCATTTCCTCTGCGCCTATATCGTATAACCTTCCGCGTGCTTTGCCTTTCACTTGTCCTTTACCTTTTTTGACCGGATATAGCCCCCAAAGCGTTTCAAAAAACGAATCTACCTCCGATTTGGTTGGTTTTTGCACAATATTAGTATTAATACCGTAGGTATTATCATTATCATTATCATATTCATTATCATTATCGGCATTTTGGGCATTGCTTTGAATGCGTTCGCATGCGTTCGCATTTTGGGCATTGCTTGAATTTACATTCGCACTATGTTCAGCCTCAGCATGTTCAGCGTTTTTCCACCTTGTTTCGGCTGCCTGACGGCTTTTTTTGCATCGTTCTTCGTATTTTTTTGTATCTTTGTCAATTTGTGTCTGCATGAATGAAAACGCCATGTCTGCCATGGGCGGAAGCTCCGCTACATCACCACTTTCACAATATGTAAATAACGCCTTGAAAAGCTTTCCTGCCTCTTCGTCTGATAGTTTTTCAATATGCTTTTGGTATTCGTTGTACAGGACAAATGATTTTTTTTCGCCCATGGTTATACCTCTCTTATTTTTATGCCGTGTACATGCAGCATCAATTTTCGCTTAATTTTATACTCAGGGGTTCTATAGCCCTTAACATCTTCAACGATCGTCTTATCTTTTTCCCGATAAACAAAATCAGCCGTGTATGAACATTTTCGCTCAATAACTTTTCCATTCTGAACTTGCGCCGGTATCAGCGTAAACTTCACTTGCCTTTTTAGATCCGATATTTCCCCGACACGTTCAAGCAGTCGTAATTCACAATACCTATTTGCTTCTTTTTTGCTATCAAATGTAATCCCATCAACTGTTACTTTTTTGCTATGATATTTGCTCATATTTACCTTCTCGCTTCTGTATGTTTAGGTGCAGATATTGACTAAACAACAACATACAGTGATTTAATTTATTACCTTACCTTCTAAATACCTGCACCTAACAGCCTGATTTATATATAATATTTTTAAAATGGTATGTCTTCATCGTCTATCGCTGCGAACCCATCGGGCGGCTGAATGCTTTCGTTTTGCTGATTGTTTTTTACGCTTTGTTCATATGGCTTGTCTGCCGGGATTTTAAATTCGCCACTTCTGATTTTTAATGTAGATTCAAAATATTTCGGTTTGCAATTCCATTTTAATTCACCGTCTTGATTCATATATTCTTCCTTGCCAAACAAAACGCCGACTAATTTTCCTTTAAAACATTTGCAAAATGAAGCACCCCACACTATTTCAAAATTATTGTTTGATTCAACCACAGAATTTGTGAATTTTTTAAACCTGCCATGCGTCTTACCCTCCTGATTGCTTATCAGTAGCCACACTGTACCGCTTATAGGCCATTTTTTAGGGGTTCTCATGTCGTTTCTGAAACTCTCTGAAAATCTGCCTTTTTCATTGCCCTCAGCAATATCCAAATTAATTTTAATCATCTGCTTACCGGTTTTACTCATTGTCTCCTCAACACTGACAATAGTACAGATATATCCACCCGGTTCAAGCGGAGTGAAGTCTCCCGTCGCTTTTGCTGTATCAAAATCGTATGGTTTATTTATCATCGTTTTCTTCCCTTTCTTCGATTCCATAATAATTACGGATTATCACATCAACTTCCTTTAAATCATTATCAATTCTTTCATCGTTAAACATACTCATTGGCGACTTGGTGACATCTGCGCCATCCGTTTTGGTTTTAAATATGTGTTTGCCGTCTTCAGTTATGCAGCGTAATATAATTGTGAACATGCCTTCAAGGCAGACTTTTTCGTCAAGCAGCTTTCCGATGGTTTTAGGCTTTACATCACCCATGTCACTCTTGTCTTCGTGCATCATGAAATATACAATTTTATCTTCAGGCAGCTCATCTGTAACACAATTTATAAGCCGCCAAAACCTATCGCCTATATTGTTATACAGGTCAAACACAGCGTTTCCTCCACCTGTACTTGAATGTTCTCTCATGAACTTGTTAGTAATAAGATATCCGGCATCATCAATTACAATCGCCTTTTTCCTTGATTTAACCATGGCTTTCATTATTGTTTGATAATCGTCGGTCTCAATTGTACTTGCAAACTTTTTTTTAAATGGCAACGGCTTTTTCAATCCTTTTATAAGATAGAGCTCATTTTCCGCAAAATTCATCAGACTGGTTGACTTGCCGCTGCCTGATTTGCCCATAATCATTACTGGAATACCCATAACATCCTCCTTTAATTTATTTGCATATTATTTTTTTCTATGAGCTCACACCCGGAAACCTCTATCCCTTTTTTTAAATCAGCTTTTACCGCTGCTTTATTGAGCGTTGGCTCTTTACATCTTAAATAAATATTGTCTACCTTACTTAGATCGTTGCATCTTATAACTTCAGATTTTCTATAATTTACAACAACCTTGTCACTCTTGAATTTTTTGCCTGCCAGTGCGAATTGTATATAATTTCTAATTGACATAGCTTTATTTTTTGCTCTTTGCTCTTTTAGAGCAAAATTATTTTTTTCTGCTTTATACGCTGTTGCATCGGATTCAAGGTTTTTTACCCATAAACAGAGTTGTTCAATCTTTGTATCTCTTTCAATTTCGAGCCTATCTAAATCCTCAAAATTATGAATTTCTCCTGTTTCCTCATCAATCTCAAATTCAAATTCCTCGATTTCTTTGATTAATTCGTATAATTTAGCCACATTTTCCCTCCTTGATTTAATTCCAAAAATGTGTTATTTTAAAATTGGTTTTTTGATAATGCCTGACATCTTCGGATGCAGGCGTTTTCTATTGCGCATAAACATAATCTCTCATCAAATCTACCGCCTGATAATCCTTAATCCCATACGTAACCATAAATGCGGCTTTAGCTATGTCAAGGATTTCATATGCTGCTTTTCTTTCATCTTCTGATATAATTTCCTCTTCTGCTGTATGGAATTCGTCCTGACAAGCCATGCAGCCCGTGCAAGTTTTAACTTTGTTAACACATGTTAATGACATTTTCTCCTCCTTCTTTCCTTCTGTTTTTTCTCAAAACCATTTCATCTCTTTCCTTTTCCCCTGCGACCGGCCAAACTTGGAGCTGTCCGCAATGTTCGCAGTGTATCCATAATTTACCTGTCCACTGCATCTGACCGTTACAATTAATACACTTTCCGTTTTCGCTCATCGCCTACTCCTCCTTTCCTACTTCCATAGCAAGCGCTATAACTCCTATCATTGCTATGAACAAACATATGTTAGTCATGTGTTCCCTCCTCATATGCTTTTTTTCGCGCCTTTGATTCTTTTATTGCCCGTTCTTCCACATATTTCGCAAGCAAGGTTTTCGGCACTTTCCAGTTTCGCCCATCACGATATGCATAGATTTCCCCCAGCTCAAGCAATTTTGTAGTCGTATCGTTACTGAGCCTTAATTCTTTTGCTGTTTCCAGCAAAGACAATACCATTGGCATAATGTCCTCCTTTCATTATTCTTCTAATTGATTTCTCGAACTGAAATTGTCACATGTCTCTGATGGTCCTCTGTCCTTCATCCTCGGGTATGTACAATGTCCATGATTTACTGCTGTATATCCCGGTAATTCATGTCTTACCTTTTTTGCGTAGTATTGGATATAGTGCTGGCAATTTGCACATACGTCTTCCATTTCTTTGATTTCATACATCATTTTGTTTCCCTCCTTTTGTTATAGTGCCTTATTAGGGTACTTATCTATATTGCTATTATAGTGTACTATTAAGGTACTGTCAATAATATTTGGAGGTTTTTTATGTTTTCAAAACGATTGAATGAAACTCGTAAGGCTCATGGCTTTACTGCTCAGCAGATGGCTGATTACTTATGTATTAATATCCGCGCTTATCGTAAATATGAAAGCGCTGATACCATGCCTAATTTAATCAGTCTTGTAAAGATTGCAGATAAATTAAATGTATCTACTGATTATTTACTCTGCCGAACGGAGAACCCGCTGATTAATACTTAATATATCCTCAAGCATATCCCAAATTTGTATACTGCCTAATCTCTCTCCGCTTTCTATTGCTTTGTAATGCCTGAGATTTATATTTAACTTATCCGCCATCTGCTGTTGTGTAAGCCCTGCATCCTGCCGGGCTTTCTTTAAATTTGCTCTCATTTTTTTATACCTTTCAATGTAGTTAAGTCCTCCTGTGTCACGGCAGTCTCCGAAATAGGATCATATTCTGCTAATAAATTGCCTTTAAAGTCCCAATATTGTTCAACTTCTCGGCATACGTCTTCATGTGTCCCTCTTCCTCTGAGGGACTTTGTTTCTATTACTGTAATAATTCTTGCTGAATCTACCCCTCTTGGTCTTACTGTCTCTTTCATTTTCACTCCTCCTTAACAAAACACTAAATTGGTAATTATCAGGACTATCAATATTATCCATCCGGCTGCGAGGCTACATCGCATTTTTGTCGCGCTTTACTTTGTGACTTTTTTTATGTTCATACAACAACTTTGTTACGCTTATTAACCACCCTGTAAAAATTAGTATTATTATAATTGCACTCATCATTTTCACCTTCTATCCCTCTGATTCCGATATTCTCCTTTCAAACGAAGCCCCAATTAACCGACTATTAGACTGAGGGAGGAAAGGCATTTCTTACCACCATCAGCATCGACAACATCCGATATAAGCAGCCTTATAGGCTTAGCGTTATCTCAACAGTAATAGCAGGGATAGCAATCCTGCTATCAATAGTGTCCCTGTACTTACAACTACGCTGACATTTACCATTAATCGCATATTTTCATACCTTTGTTCATATACCCGTGCGGTATGTTTCCACATGGCGATTTCCTGCTCTGTAGTGCCACCATCTACACGATGTGTCGCTACTTGACTTTGTTTCATTCTGTCTTATCCTCCTTTCCTTCAAAATATTCCCAGAATATTTCTAATCTCTATTCCTTTAAAAAATACTCAGACGGTACGCCCCCTGTTTTGAAAAATTCGGATACACTTCAGGAAATCGAATCAATTATCATTGAAATGAAATAGCAACTACAAGATTGTCTATTTCTTCTCCAGCCTGCTCAATAATATGTCTCATCATATTAGGTGTTCTTAGATTTTCCGGGAGAGATTCATATGTAAGCTTTATTATATCATTGATAATTTTCTTCTTATCCCCAGTAAGCCTATAAGTTCCATTTCCGCAATAGCATCCTTTCATTGTCTTCACCTCACCTTCTTATCAGTTTCAACAATAAATTTTTCAAATGGTTGCCCTAAAACCGCACATATAGCCAAATACTCATTTATTTCACATTTCTTTTTATTATTTAAAATTTTGCTTAAAGCAACCTCAGAGATTCCACTTATTTGAGAAATGTATTTCTGTTTTAACCCGCTTTCACGTATGAAAGCATTCAGTTTTTCTAAATCCATAACCATTAAATTTTCCTCCTCTCTTGTCCATGTTTCATGGATTTAACTGTATTTTACTCCATGTTTTATGGATTGTCAACAATTTATTTTAAGTTTTTGGAAATTTTTATTTACAATTTCATTTTTTACGGATATAATGAGTTTAAATTAGAGGTGATTGCTATGAATAAATATTTAATAAAAAAATTAAAAGAAGGTCGCTCAAATAAAGGCTTGCGACAAAGTGATGTTACTAAAATAACAGGTATAAAAACCACTACCTTAAGTAATTATGAAAACGGAGTAACAGAGCCCGATATTGACACCTTTTTAATGTTATGTGATTTATATGACTTGGATTTTTATGAAATACTTGGAGAAGGCTATGGATATAAAGTATCCGGTGCTGATTTTGATATTCGTATATCTGAAATTGAACACTTAAAAAAATACCGCACTCTTGATGAACATGGAAAAGATATTATTGACATTTTACTTGAAAAGGAATTTCAGCGCTGTGCCGCTTCATATAATGAGCGCACTCTCCTTGAAGATGTAAAAAGAGAATGTGAAAAAATAGATGCAGAAATGGAGGCAAAAAATAAAAAGCATACTCTTTTTGGAGCTTAAAACAAACAGCAAGGCTAAAAAATAAGCGCACCCTTTTCGGTGCTTAAAATAGGAGTATTCTATGGATAAACAAATGATTCAGGATTTAAAACTTACTTTTGATGATATTATGCATGTAACAGATGATGGCGTAGAATTTTGGTATGCAAGGGAATTGCAAAAAGTTCTTGGGTATTCACAATGGAGACGCTTTAGCGAAACTATTGAACGCGCAAAGCTTGCCTGTAAAAACAGCAGAATTTCAATGTCCGAACATTTTGCCGACGTTGGCAAATCATCGCCTATGCCTAATGGCGGCGAGCGAAATATTGATGATGTTATGCTTACACGCTATGCCTGCTATTTAATCGCACAAAACGGCGATCCACGAAAAGACGAAATCGCTTTTGCACAAAGTTATTTTGCAGTGCAGACCAGGAAGGCGGAAATTATAGAACAAAGACTTGATGAATTAAATCGTTTACAATTACGGGAGCAGCTACGTTCTTCCGAAAAGCGTTTATCTCAGAATATTTATGAGCGAGGAGTTGACGAGCAAGGCTTCGGACGTATCCGCTCAAAAGGTGACGCCGCACTATTTGGAGGTAGAAACACTCAGCAGATGAAAGCTCAATACAATATAAAAAGTGGCGCTCTCGCTGATAAACTCCCTGCCGTAACCATTGCGGCTAAAAATCTTGCAACGGAAATGACTAACCTCAACGTTGAAGATAAGGATCTACATGGCGAACGTCCTATTACTGATGAGCATGTACAAAATAATTCCAGCGTTAGGAAGATGCTTGGCGAACGGGGAATAAGACCCGAAGAACTGCCTCCGGAGGAAGATATTAAAAAGGTTGAGCGACGTTTGAAATCTGAAGAAAAGAAAATAGCAAAACTAAAGAAATAAGCGCGCCCTTTTCTCGGTTCCAGTGACTAAATTTCTACGAATATAACTCCTTTAATTGCTTTAGGATTAGTTGATACAATTAATGTTTTCGACTTTCTTCTGTATATAGCATAAATTTTAGGATTATATATGTATCTATAGATTATAACCATATTTCCCCCATTTCTGGGCGCGGTTATTATTATATTACGTTTTGATATCATTTCATCGTGGTAATGTTTGGTAAAATATATTTCAAATAAACAAAAAGGAGAGGTGTAGGAGATTAACTTTTTAAAAAAAAATGTATGTATAGTGTGTATTTTTTCTTGACAATTATGTGTATAGTGTGTATAATATAATTGTAAGGAGGTAAGGCAATGGATGCTAAAGAACTTGAAAAAATATTAAAACAGGATGGCTGGACATGTGTTAATCAAAAAGGCTCTCATAAACAGTATAGGCATCCACTAAAACCCGGAAAGGTTACAATCCCTTTCCACGGACACAAAGACTTGAACATAAAAACCGCTAATACCATCCTAAAACAAGCGGGGCTGAAATAGCCCCGCTACAAAAGAAAGGAGTTAACTATATGAAACTTTTATACCCTGCTATTTTTACACCATTCGATGATGGAAACGGATTTACCGTTGAAGTGCCGGATTTGCCCGGGTGTGTAACCGAGGGTGGTAATCTAATTGAGGCTATTGAAATGGGAACTGACGCCGCAAGCGGATGGATTCTTGATGAAATCGAAAACGGAAATGGCTTCCCTGCTGCAAGCGGTGAAATAAAAGCTCCCGTCGGGAGCTTTGTGAATCTGCTTGTACTGGACATTGATTCATACGCAGAACAATATGGTAACAAAGCTGTTCGCAGAAACATAACCGTTCCTGCATGGCTTGACACTTATGCACAGAAAAACCATCTTAGCCTTTCTAGATTGGTCCAGGATACACTTTTAACTTTAGCGCAAAAAGAAAAATAAAAAAATGCCCCCGGAAACGGGGGCGGACTTGCATGATACAAGCCGGAACTCGCAATTTCATTGTATCATGCAGCCCAGTAAGATGTATAGATAAGAAGTCGACTGCCTAATACGGTTAACTTTGCGCCCGGTGATTTTAAAATAAATCGTACTGAGAACACCTATACTACGAAATACGACAATTCCGGGGAGGACGAATCCAACCCGTTTGATATATACAGTTATTTAATTGTTTAAAATAAGGAGAAGAAATGAGAATTGCGGGAATAGTTTTAACTTCTATCGGAGCATTAGGCGGAATTATGCTTGTTGCTGAAGGAGATTTTTATAGCGCTATTTTAGGCGGTGGGGTTCTTTTTGCTGTCGGAATTATTATGATTATAAAAGGTAAAAGCCGTAAAGAAATAGCCCAAATTAAAGCAGCAAAACGCATTGAACAAGAAAAGCGGCAGGAAGAATACAGAAAAGTTAAAGCTGAAAAGCAAAAAATTGAAGCAGAAGCAAGAAAAGAGCGGGAATTAATCCGCGAAAAAAGCAAAGCTGAAAAGCAGAGGTTAAAATTAGAAGCAAAGAAAAATAGAGCGGAGGCAGAAAGGCTAAAGGCTGAATTACGAAAAGAACAAGAACATAACCATGAAAAAGAACGAGAAAACCTACTTGCATTACAAAAAATAGTACTGCTTAACGGCCCCGATGAACTAATTCTTTCAAAATCACAGCTTCAAGAAAATGCTGAAATGCGAGCAGAACAATCAATAAAGATTGTTCAAGACTGTGTTAATCTCATAAATAATACTGCTAATCCTGATGTGTATTTCAAAAGATATGAGATGTTAAAGCATCACATGCATATTTTAGAGAGACTCGAACCATACGTTAAATTCTTTGGAGAATTGCCTTCGGTTAGTCTAAATAAAATGAATAAAGATGAACAAATATCAATAAAATGTTTCATAGACAGATATTACGATTCTGTCGGCATGAAGGTAGGTAAGTTAAGAACGGAAGACGCAAAGCTCAATCACATACAACGATTTCATGACAAGCTTGAAGAGCATTTTGGTATCATGAATCAAGAAAATATTAACTATGTAAATGACTTGTACAACACTGCTTTTAACACAGTCTTTTGTGAATATCATTGAAACTATATAACCCTGCTATAAAAAATAAGCTATATTCGTTGTATTGTTGTTTATTGTAAAAATGGGGGCTAATTTTTTAAGGAGAACTGCATGGCTACAAAGACAAATACTGAAATCAACGGAAAAAAATATTATCGCATTACACGCACTATAGGACATGAAATCAAAGACGGTAAAAAAATTCCTATAAAGAAACAATTTCTTGGAACCAGCAAGACCAATGCCGAGAAAAAATATGAGAAATGGAAAGAAGAACAAGCAAATAAAAATAAAAGTGTAAACGAAGGCTTAAAAACATTTGGCGAACTTGCAGATTTTTACTGTGAAAATATACTAAAGGTAAGTTCAGAGTATGCACATAGTACGATTGACAGATATACAGGAACGTATCAAACTTTTAAGAAAAAAGATACAACCGGTATCCTCGGCATGCAAATACAAAACGTCACTGCGGCAGATATGCAGCTATCTTATAACAAATTAAACGTCCCGCAAACCACCATGCAAACGATTCATAAATTTTTTAGAGGCTTTTTTAGATGGGCTGTACTTAACAGGTATTGTATAGATATTCTGTCAGCTGTTACTGTCCCGGTGAAACCTATGAATAAAAAGAAAGATGGCATCGTTATATGGAATGAAAATGAAACGAATATCATACTTCAAAGTCTTGGAACATATCGCTTGAGACTTCTTATAATTCTCGGCGGCTATAGTGGAATGCGAATATCTGAACTTCTGGGGCTTCGTTATAGCGATATAGAATCCGGTATAATCCATATAAGGAGGCAATATTATAGAGGTTATTTTACCGATCCTAAATACAAGTCGTTTCGCGATGTACCATTGCATCCTATAGCAAAAAATGAATTGAACATGCATAAAGAATGGCACCTAAAAGAAATGTCTGATAATAAATATAAAACTGATTATATATTTACCACCAATCAAGGTGGCATGTTGGATTATACCAATGTAAAAAGATCGCTCAAAAGGTTTTATCAAAGAATCGGGGTTCCCAACAAAAGCTTCCACACATACCGAGCGACATTCTGTACCAATCTTTGTAAGTCCGGTGTTCCGGTACAAATAGCCGCAGCGCTTATGGGACATAAATCAGTAGATGTTACCGCTCGCTTTTACACATTTGTATCAGATCAGGAAAAGATAGATGCTGTAATGCTTCTCAAGTAAAAAATTTTACAACTTTTTTACAACTTTCGCACAAGAAAGAGTAGTAAAAAAGAGGAAAGTGACGAAAAAATGAGGAATTCAGACAAATTAAAAACACCTTGAAATTTCAACGTTTCAAAGGTGTTTTTTGTTGCAATTGGTACTCCCTAGGGGAGTCGAACCCCTGATTCCGCCGTGAGAAATAATCCCTTATATTACTTGTAACGCCGCATTTTTTAGTATCTTTTTACAACTTTTTTACAACTGCATATTCAAACGGTGGCAAGCCCGCCCTCAATCATTTGTATTTCCTGCTGATTATTCAGCAGGTTTTTCTTTTTCAAGAAGTTCAGCAACTTTTGTTTTTGCTTCTTCTAAATCTTTGCAACCGTCTAATATCATGGCTACCATTTTTAATATTTTGTCAAACTGTTTATCTGTCATTTGCTCGTTCATCTTTTCTCCTTTCTCCGCTTGCCCGGTAATTGTAATTCGTTTCCTCCTTACAATTATATAATACATAACATTTTATATAATAGGTTCTCCAGTGTTTTTGTCAATAAAAGATATTTTTAATTCAGCATCCAGTGCTTCCGCAACTTTTTGCAATTCCGAAATTTTAAATGTGTTCCTTTTATATTTATTGTTCATATTCTGTGGGCTTTGTCCTGTCCTTCTTGCAAGTTCCGCCTCAGTTATATTATTGCGTTTAACCCTGCATAGATTGATATACTCTCTTACATCAGTGTGCATTAAGTCACCTCCTTTTATTTTAATATACACGTTTATTTATAATATGTCAATTTTTATTTTTAATTTATATAAATATTTTTATAAAAAAGTAT